CATAGCGCCCGCAAACACCCAGGCAAAGCGCCATCACTTCAGCAAGTTCGGTGCGCGAAAGCTGCTCAGTGAGGAAAGCGGCGGTCATTGCAAATCCGACCTCAGGAGGAACGTCATGAACCTTTACATCAGGATCGGGGACCACTACCTGAAGAGGTGCGGGCTGTGATTCCTGAAATGCGCGATACCGCTTGACGAACGTCGAGAAAATCCAGCTTCCATCGGACGCCTCAAGCATCCCTATGCGGTACTGCTGATCGCCGATAGTCGTATCTTTGTGATCGAAAGGCATGTGCGCTCCGCTTACTGGTTAGCAATGTTGGCTGCGGGAAGATTCCATTCAATGTACTCGCCCTTGCCGCCGTAAGGCTGCGGAGGCTTCTTCGAGAACGATACGCCGGTGCAGATGTTCTGATCGTCCGTGACGGGATTCTGGAGGTCAAGGGCCATCGCCGCCCAGTTGCTTGCGTCCCCATTCGCTACCGCTGTCTGGTGAAGATTCTGCGCATACTTCAGGTAGGCGTTGAGCGCCGAGGTCTGCTGGCAGGAAATCTTGACCATGCCATTGAACCCTGGACTTACTGACACCATGACTGCCGCATCCGAAGAATTGTCCTGTTCGGTCCATTCATGCGTCATCTCCACGGTGATCTTTCCCACACCGAGGTTACCGCCTGCAAGAATAAACGGCCCTGCAAGTGGAGAGGCAATCGCCCCCGTCAAGTCCTTGAACGAATATGTGGTGGTTCCGTTTGCCATTGCGATCTCCTCTTACTGCTGGACCGAAACTCCGATGATAAAGCTCTGTTGTGTGCCGGCCAGAATGACGGCGACATAAACGGGCATTCCCTTGAACAGCGCTCGGTCTGCGATGGATTGCGTCGAGAATGAAGACGACCCAACCCAATATCCGGTTGCCAGTGCCGTTCCAACCGTCAAGCCACCAGTGGGAAGCAGCGGGATAGCAGGACCGTTCCACACGCCCCCGGCGATGAATCCGCGATTAGCTGAACGGCTGCAAGCGCCCCGCACCGCATTCAATACGAGAGCCTGGCCGGAATCATCCTGCGGAATCGAGGGAAGCGATTGGAGTACATTTAGAATCGAAATCTGCGCGTCTGCGGCCAGCATATCGAGGCCGAGAACGGTAGTAAAGCTGAGGCCGTTTCCGTTCACCCCCTGATAGTAGAAATCGTAACTGTTGGCGTAGTTATTGTAGCTGTTGCCGTTGTTTCCGAAGCCGAGTCCCGGCGTACCAGCAAACACGTTGATCTGCGCTTGCGAAAGCGGTTCGGTTGTGCATCCGACCAGCGTCTTGGCGGCGAGAGAAAAATTACTGTTGGCGAGTCCGGTATTCAGGCCCATCGCCTTCCCCATCAAAGCGCCAGAGATGTAGGCGTTGTTCGGGAATAGACCGCCCTGCGGGGTGGAGTAGCAGCCGTGGGCGCGGCTGTAATTTGCCGCCTTGATGAGCGAGAACACGTTGCCCACCGAACCAGCAAGAGCAGATGCGCTCTGCGTGCTGTAGAACAATTGCATGGCAGGCTGTGTACTCTGCGCATAGGCCGCAATCGCCACATTGTCAGAGTCGGTTGCCGTGGTGCAGTTGACCAGGTACCACGCGGGCTGAGCAACACGGCAAGCGGTCACAGCCTGAAGCGGAGTCTCACCAATGGCCGTCACGTTGACCTTGAGGGCGGTTCCAACGCTTGTACCCTGAGCGGTGGTCGAGAGTGCGGCTGAAATCGCGTATCCGGTTCCCTGCTGGCCGGGAATGGACGCTACAGACGTGACCACGCCGCCGCCGCTGATGCCAGTGACGTTGCCGTATCCATAGGATGCGTTCGAGGAGGAAATCAGAAAGGTGTCATTCAGCGCGTACCCGGTGCCAGCCGCAGCGGAATCGACGGTGATCGCCTGGATGGCGGTCGGGTCTTGGCATCCCATCCACAGATATTGCGCCTGCGGAGTCTGCGAAGCGTACAACTGCGCTTCGATGTATTCAGGATCGGTGGTCAAGTAGCCGAGCGCGGCGAGAGAAGTAGTGGCTGTCGAGGTCGGAATGAGAACGCAGCGCGAACCGGCACCGTAGGAAGGAATTCGCCCACTGTTGCCGATGATGAGCGCCTGATTGAATGCGGGGACTGATACCCCTGCCGGAGTGACTGAAACGCTCACATCGCAGAGAATCGAAAGTGGAAGGGGCTGAGTCGCCATGTTCTCTCCTATAACTGTACTACCACATCGCTGATTATACCGTGTTCGGTTTCAAGCGTAACCTCTACGCTCTGCATGGTTTGCTTGGTGAGGGTATCGGTCACCTGTTCATTCATTCTTGCCGAGAAGTCGGTACGCTCCCACCATTGATTCTGAAAGAGTTCTGGGTTTCTGCGCGGCGTTCCAATAACCGTATCGAGATACAGATTGGAAGCCTGAAGCGCATCATGAACGAAGTCCTGATAGAGACACGCCTTGACCTGTCGTGCCCGATCGAATGCATTGGGGCCGTAGAAAATGAAGGACAGTTCCCAGATGCGAGTGTAGATCGTGGTTTCGATGAACGTGGTACCAGCGGAGTCTACAGGCTGGACCTCGTGCGCCGTGTTGTAGCGGTCTGGCGTTTCGGTTGCGCGGATGAACACCACGTCATCCGTGATCGCCCACGCGGGAGCGCCTGGAGTTGGCCAGTCAATCCTCACCTGCGAGTAGGCCGTAGAGTCGGTCGGTCCTGAAGGGGTGATACCAAGGCAGCGCAGTACGATGTTCTGCCAGATGATAGACACCTGTTGCTGTGTCAGGCCGGTCGAGGCCATAGTTCCGACGCCGGGAACGGGATAGCTACTCACCGGAAAGCCTCGCTGCTATTGCCTTTGAGAAACCGAAATCGCGCCACGGTATGACCACCACTACGCGGTATTCCTGCGAGTTCCAAAGAATCGTATCGCCCAGACCAGACGCCGAACCTGCTGCCCGCGTCTTGTACATCGGCTGCTCGGAGATAAACCCCATCATGCCAGTAGAGCGGTCGCCTTCGGGAACCTGCTGCAAGTCTTCTTCGGTGGCTGGCTGGACTATCCCCCAGAATGGTATTGCTGTCGTGGTAGAGACATAGCCGCCCTGTTGAAAGCTGCCCGTCGAGCGATTGACCGTATACGCCTGCGCGAAAGCTGGACTATTGGCAACGCGAGTGAGCGAGATGGTTGGCATTAGATCGCCTCCGCTACTTCAGTCGCTTCTGCCTGAACGCCAAATGCAATCTCGGTATCAGGAGCAAACTCAGCCGCATTGCCCGCATGAACACCATCGCCCGATTCCGTGATGTGCGTGATTGCCCTGCGCATCTGACCTGTGTCGATCCCAGGGCGGTCGCTTCCTTTGGCCCGAATCGTAGAATCCGCATTGGGTGCCCATCCGTTGCGAGGATCGGTAAACCAGCGTTTTGATGCGCTCTCACCAATCTGGCCGGCGCGGTCCAATGCGTCCATCATGCCTGCTTCGTCGCCGTCGAGTGCGCAAGTAGATGCCTTTGCGAGTTGCTTGGCAATGAGTGATCGAGTCGGTTCTGCCTCAATGGCCGCTTCAATCACCACGCGGGGAGGCTGACCGTGCAACGGGGAGCCATTCGTGAAGATGAACAGCAGTTCCGCGTTGCTGATCTCGCCCTTCTTGCGCTGTCCATTCTCTTCAGGAATGCCCACCAGCGCATCGGCACCATTGAGCGCAGCGATGCCCGCATTGATCTGCGACATTCCCGGCCCGCTGCTGGTGTAGCTTGCTCCCACTGTCACCGCCTGAAGTACGCTGGCCCTGCGCCCACTACGCGCGCCAAGGTTGCCAACTGCACGCCGTACTGCGTGAGCGTCCACGCCGCCCATTGTTCCAACTTCGCGAGCGTCTGAAGTCCCTGCGAAACGCCGTCTGCTCCCTGCGAGATGGTGATACCTGCCTGAAGGCTGTTCGCCACCACCTGATTTGCTGTACTCTGCGGGTTGCCTTCGGTCTGGCACCAAAGCGTCAGATAGTGCGCGATGTAAAGCGCCATTCCCAAGCACCAGGACTCCCGCCAGCGCGATTGCATGAGTGAAGCATAGGCGATGTTCAGATAAAGCTGAATGACCGCAAGAGGGACCAACTGCGCTTCATAGACCGATAGCGTAACCGATCCCGATACCATTGCGTTGCTCGATACGGTCACGGTTGGCATGTTTACTGATGTGATTACCGTTGACGAATTAAGCCCTTGACACGTCACAAGTTGACCGATATTCAGGACCGTTGCGGTCGAATCTACGGTGATCTCATTGGAGCCTTGCACGAGTGTTCCAGATACTGGCGTGGCGGGCCCAAAGAACTTGGGATAGATGAGCAATAGGTCGTTCACCGCGTAGGGAGGGTTCCCAGTCTGCGGAATGCCAGAAGCCAACCCCATGAAGGTGCTGCACTGGCATCCGTACTCTTCCCCAAACCCATAAATAAGCTGGTAAAACAAATCGATGGCTTGCTCGGGGAAGGCTGGCATGGCGGCTCCTAAATAAAGTTTACATTAGGGGTTGACAAGTATAGCGGCTTGCTATACTGTTGAGGAATGGAACGGAAATCAGTTGGCTATCGATTGAGTCTTGATGCCCTACGTCTATTATGCGCTCTCGCTCGGACGTTTGGATTGTCGAAGACTTCCGTCATTGAATTGGCGATTCGTGAACTGGCGAAGCGCAACGAAATCACCTAGGCACGGCGCGGCAGGTCAAGTCTCGACTTGGCACGGCGCGGCTAAGTAAGACGAGACAAGGAGAATTTATGCGGGTTTGCGAAGCAACACTGGAATCAATCAGCCCCTACAGCCAATCGAAGCACTACGAAACCGATAAGCTGGATAAGGAAAACGCTAAGGATTACGAAGAGCGGACATGGAAAGACCGCCTCCATACATCAGAGGATGGAATGGTGTTTATTCCCCCGATGGCCTTCAAAAATGCGCTGTCTGAGATTGCCAAGTTCCTCTCCGTCAAGATTCCCGGAAGTGGAAAGTCTACCTATACAAAGCATTTCGAGGCCGGTGTCCTGGTCATGGACGCCTTACCTCTTGGAATCCACAAGGATCAAGTTCCTGGCGAATGGCTTTTTGTTCCCTCAGATGGGATGCGCGGCGGCGGAAAGCGGGTATCGAAGTGCTTTCCCCTCATTAAGTCGTGGGGCGGAACGGTGACGTTCTACATTCTTGATGAGACAATCACGCCGGAAGTATTCGAGAAACATCTGAAAGAGGCGGGTGCATTCATTGGCATCGGTAGATTCCGTCCCCGCAACAATGGATTTTATGGCCGCTTCAGAGTTCTTTCTACGAAGTGGAACCAGAGAGATTAGCATGGCTGGGCTCGGCATGGCTGGGCGGGGCAAGGCAGGGCAAGACAAGACAAGACAAGGGCACTATAAGGAGATGACATGAAACGGACTATCGCAGAACTGGACAGGGAATCAACGCTGTTGCAGCAATTCCTCTCTACACAGGATATAGGTGCGGAGTTGAGCTACATCGCAATCGAGCATGGAAGCACCGTAAAGATGGATCAGCGAGGTAGAGCACATCTTCGGCGCTGTCTGCATCGCATGAAAATCGAGTATTCCTGCTCTTTCGGTTATGGCATTAAACTTGCCGACCCTGGAAGCGTTATGCCTATTCTCAGCACGCGAATCCACCGCATTGACCGTGCCGTCAAGCGCGGCGACCGATCACAGAAGATTTTGCAAGAACAGTTCTTCGACTCCCTACCAGCGGAGCAGCAAAGGAAAGTTCTATTTGCCGGAGCTATATTTGGGGCAATTCGGCTTGCCTCAGAGCAGGGGCGAACGCTCTACAAGAAACGTAGCGCAGAATCTTACCAAGTCCACATTGATATTCCGAAGTTGGCATAAGAAAGGGAACCATGAGCCAGCAAGAACAGATGTACTTGCAGGACGTTACCAATCTCCTGAAGGAAGCGGTTGATCTTCTCGAAATCGCTTCACCGTGGCATGAATCGAGGAAATGGTTTGCGCGACTTCTCAGGGTGAAAAAGTCGGCACGCGAACTTCAACCGCCCATCTACGTAGGGAAACCTGAGGACTTGGACTCTTTACATCTCAGTATTCCAAAAAGCAAAAAAGGGGCAAGGCCATAAGCCCTGCCCCAATTGACCGCGTTGCGGATGCGTCGGCTAGATGCCGTACTGGTAGATCAGCGTGGAAGGCCGCAGAACCTTGACGATGCCAGTGTTGGCGATGTAGGTCGCAACATAGGCACCTTCCTGAAGGCTGAGCGGGCCACCCATGCGCTGAATGTCCTGAAGGATTCCGAAGTTCACGAAATCATCGTTGAACACGTAGGAGGTAAGCTGCGTGGTGCTGTTGTGGCTAGCACCGCCGATGGTCTCACCCCAGTACGGGAGCGGGACGATCTCAGGCGTCTTGCCGTTGATGCTAATGCCGTAGTACCGAGCCTTGATCCAGTCGAGGATGGTGGTGAATGCCGGAATGGTGCCGAGAGCGGAACCGAGTGGCAGAACCATTGGCTGCAAGAGGTAATCCCACTTGCTGGCCGGGACCAGGAAACGGTCGGGGATCGAATCGGGAGCGTAGCCGGAATTCGCATACGCGAGCTTGGCCGCGCCTTGGAAGTCTTCCACGATTTGAAGTGGAGTAGCGTTTGCCCATCCTCCACCCGACTGTGTAGCGGAAACTTGATTGACAACGCCGGGAACTACTGAATTCAGCAATCCCTGATTGGCTTCCACGCCCCAGTACACGCGATTTTCGAGCGTCTTGTTCCAGTCCGTGCGCACTCCCTTATCGAGAATGTCGTTCGGGCTGCGGTTCGCTTGGGCCAGCTTCAGGGATTCAATCAGCGGAATGCGGATATTCACCTGATAGGGCTGAGTGGGGTACACGTCCTGCGAACGGTTGAAATTCAGCGTGCGAATATTGTTCGAGGATGTGCCGGTCGTGTTGGGGGAGAACACGTTGTTCGGCGAGAACACGTTCACGAACTGCGCCGTCTCAGTGTCAACCCAGCCGCCGCCGTTCATCAGAGGAACGTCACGGAACCAAGTATGGCCCTCAAGCGGCATGTGCAGCCGTGGGTCAGGCTTGTTCAGTTCCGACTGGAGGAAGATCTGACCCGTTGCGGAGGCGTCCTTTGCCCCGAGAAGATTGCCGCCAGACCCGCTCATGCGCAACGCCAGAAGGCTGCGCATGTAGGCGGATTGTGTCATGCCTGCCTGGGCGCATACTTCCTCGAGTGTTTCCGATACGCCTTTGCGCTGCCGGCTGAGATACAGTTCGTTCGTGTTCATCGTCTGTCTCCAGTGTTACGGGATGAGTCTGTTCAAAACCGTTACTTGCGCAGAAATCTGGCCCGTTGCGGGGTCGTTCGAGAGAACGCCGGTCGAGAAAACGATGCCGTTGGCCAACGCTATATTGCCGGTCAGGGAGGCACCTTCGATGGAGCCAACCTTGCTGTTGGGATAGCTGCCATTGAGCACAGTGCGGATGTAGACAGGCGCACCGGCCCCGGCGGCAGTTCCGTAGGGAACTGCAACCGTGATAGTGCCGCGAACCAAGCCATCGCAGGGCTGACCGGCAGCATAGAATCCGCTGTTGGCGATTGCGCCGCTAGAAAGGTTCGGGTAGACCGTGTTGGTCTTGACGTTGGCCAGCGCGAATGCAATGTTCGTTGTGCTGGTAAACGAGGAACTGTCGGTAACGATGTACGCCTCGACGCTCGAATACGTGTTGTTCGAGTTCAGAACCAGCGCATCGCCAAAGGACGGAACCTTGACGTCAGCCGGGTTGACCAGACGATTGGTGACTACCGGGAAATCCGACTGCGAGATAGAGCCAATCGGACCTTGGATGAGTCCCGTTACGGGAATGACGGCTGCGGGCATGGGATGCTCCTTCTGTTACTTACGAGCCGCGCGCGCGGCATGGTATTCGTTGTACGCCTTCAAGCCTTCTGCATACGGCTTGCCATTGAAGAACGTGAACGTGGCCGGTTCCGGTTCGGAGTCGTTGACGC